TAATCGTGTTGTGCCATAATAAAATCCTATTTTATATATCTTAAATCATTCAGGGGTACTTGGAAATATAACATCAGCAATATTATTGACTGACTGATGTGTAGATGGTAAGTCTCTTAATGATTGCCTGTATGTTGCCCATTCTTGTTTTTTAGAATCAGATAAAGGACAGTCATTTACTTGAGTCCAATCTGATTGTTTTAATAATTCGTTTCTTTTGTTTCTTAATATTTCTAATACATTATCAGTTCTTATAACTGCTTCACCATCAATTATCTTATATTCATTGGGTTGATAATCACCTTCTATAATACCTTGTCCATCTTCTAATAACATTTCATGCATTTCTGCAACTGTTGAACATGAGTATTCTATTTCGCCTGTTTCTAAATTGTATATAGTAAAAATATTCATTATTGTGTGTTATCCATCATTACATTAAGTGAAAGTTGAGTATGATTGTAACTTCCTGAGAAATATATTCTCCAATAAACAGTTGATTGAGTTCCTGATAATGTAGTTATTTGTCCTGTATAAACATAAGTATATCCTCTATAAGTTCCAGCACTCCAAGAAATATTAGTATTACCACTTGCATTAACCCATGTAGTTCCATTTATTGAATATTGAACCCTACCTCCACTGACATCACCAAGCACTCCTGAAAAAATAGCTACATAAGTAGCATTGTTTCTAACTTGAGTAATTGCTAAATTAAAAAATGATGCATTGCTTCCTGTATATTCTGATGTTCTTTGTACATATACTTGTCCTTCTCTTGATAAAGGCACAAAGGTTTCAGTAGTTAAATGACTTTTTATATCAGCAGATACATTATCAAAATGTTGTACGTTTAAAGTACCAACATTGATTCTTGCTGAATCTAGTTGGTCGGCAGTAATCTTAGTTGCTGATATGCTATTTACTTTATCATTAGTAACAGCGTTATCTGCTATTTGTGTAGTGCCTACACCATCTGATTTAATAATTAAATTACCACTTCCATCAGTATCAATAGTGACATTATCTATTTGAATATTATCAGCACTTAGACTACCTGTTACAGTTGCACTTGTTATGTTTAGATTATTAGCAACTATGTCACCTGTAAATGTTCCACTTGTAGCTGTAACATCACCTGTTATAGTTGCATTAGTTGCTGTCAAAGCACCTGTTGGAGTTACTCTAAATGGAGCAGAGCCAAATGTTGCATTACCTAAATAAATACCATTACTATCTGCTTTAAAAATACTATTACCTGAACCAATAGATATAGTACCACCGCTTAAAGCACCTGTAAAAGTACCACTTGCAGAACTAAGACTGCCTGAAAAAGTACCATCTACACCACTAAGAGTACCTGTAAAAGTACCATCTGCTGAACTAAGACTGCCTGCAAATGTTCCACTTGTAGCAGTTATAGCTCCTGTTATAGTTGCACTTGTAGCAACCATATTTCCTGAAGTATCAACAGTAAAAGTTCCTGAGCCAATATCTAAACTTCCTGAAGTTATAGAACCCATATTAGCTGATATAGCTGCAAGATTAGTTACTAAAATTTCATTTGCAGTTACAGCATTAGTTGCTATTTGGTCTGTTGATATAGTTCCATCTACAATTAAATCACCATCTATATAATTATTAACTACAGCAAAAGATGTGCCATTATGTTTGTATGCTTCTTGAGCATTAGTATCTGTTCTAACAACAACCACTATGTCATTATTTTTAGGATTTCTACCAAATGCAGTATTAAATTCTGAATCTGATGGAGCAGAAATTGAGTTAGTTCTTTCATATCTTAAAGTCGCTGGGAATATTGCATCATTACCAAGATTGCTAGCACCAATAGTACCAACAGTTAAACTTCCAGCAGTATAAGTAACAGTGACTCCATCAATATTAGTTAATGTTAATGCACCTGTAATCGTTGCATTTGTAGCAGTTACAGAACCATCTAAAGCCACTCTAAATGGAGCAGAAGAAAAAGTGTTATCTCCTAGATGAATACCATCTGCTGTAGATAAAGATATTCTTGATGAACCTGAACCTGCTGTTAAGGATGTAGTTCCAACACTAAAACCACCAATAGAACCTGTAGTAGCACTTATTTCTCCTGATATTGTTGCACCAGTAGCAGTCATAACACCTGCTGAAGATACAGTAAAATTACCTGAGCCAATATTCATGTCACCTGCTGTAATTGAGCCCAAATCAGCAGAAATAGCAGATAAATTGGTTACATCTATTTTATCTGCACCTATAGTACCTGAAGTTATATTATCTGCATCTAAGTTAGTAACTGTAATAACTGAAGCATCAATAGTTCCTGCTGTAATTTTGTCTGCTGTTAATGAATTAATCTTTGCATCAGTAACATTACCATCTAATATTTTAGGAGTAGTAATTGCATCATTTTTAATATCAGGAGTTCCTGTAGGAGCATCACCAATAGTAAAAGTACCTGTTGTTGGGAATCTAGCTGGTGAAGATTCAGTTCCTAATGTATTTAAAGATGTAATATTAGCAACATAAGAACCTGTAGGTAAAAAGTTTAAATCACAATTTGTAACATCAACAATAGTATTTTTTACTTGATTGCTAGAACTATCAACAACATTAACTCTATATTGATAATCAGGAAAATCAGTTGGTTCATCCCATGATAAAAATGGTCTGCCTGTAGAACTTGAATCAGTATCAGTAAAAGTAATATTAGTTGGAGCTTTAACTGCATAAGCAGATGGCAGGTTGGCTAATTCTTCTAATGGTTCTTCAGGTGGACTTTGCCAAGTATAAACATCAAAGTACTCTATTAAGCTAACTGCAACTAAACCATTAGGTTGTAATTCTAATGCTTCAACTCTACAAGTTTGCGATGTATCAAAAGTACCAACATAATTTAAAGTAACTATATCTCCTACATTTAACTTATACATCTCAGGAGTACCTAAGAACTGTATAGTCATTTGCTTTCTGCTTCTAACAAGAATAGCTTTAGCCATGTTGTAAGCAATGTATGGGTCAGTTACATAAGGAAACTCAGCTTTAATTTCTAATATCTCATCACCATCATCTGAATAATATTCAGGAGTAGCATCATGTAAAACTGTAGCTGTATCTAATTCGTATTTCTTATTAGCATTGAAGAACTCAACTATGACTTTATTTGCTTTTTTGTCTTTATTGCCATAATCAACTGATATACCAGCATCAGCTATAATATGGTCATCAGTAATTGTAAAAGTAGAAGTTCCTGTATCCTCTATTTGTAATTCATATTTGCCATCTATATAAAGAAAAATACCTCTCATATTTGCAAGAAGCTCTTTAGCATTTTCCATTACATTTTTATTAGTATCTAAATAACCATTACAGTGAAATCTTTTAATCTTTGCTAATGATGAACCAGTACTTTGTGTAGAATAATTTGTGCCTAAAGTGTCGTTAAAATAAACTCTGTATAATGGATTTTGGTCAAAAAATTCATCTCTTTGAATATCAGTAATTTCTTTACCTGTAATAACACCATCACCATTGTTATCATAAATATCTATTAATTCACCAATTTTATTTTGCCACCAATCACTATTAGGGTCTGAGCCACCAATGGTTATAAAGCTATCACCAGCAACACCACTCCATGTTAATGATTTAGATGTGCCACCAAAAAATGGATTGTCAACTTCTGTATCACAAACATTAGCAGCAGAGCTGAATGTGGACATATTTATTTGTGATTCAGTTAAACCTTTACCTACTTCATTGTCAGTAATGTAATTTAAAAAACATAAAGCAGGATTATCTGAATATGCATAAGTAGAAACATCATTAAATCTTTGTGAGCCACTACCACCAGCAGTAGAATCTAATCTAGGGTCATAAACTTTTTTACCTCTTACTTGTACTGTTAGTTGTGGTACTCCTGACCAAATACCTTCTTTGTCGTAACCATAATGAGCAGCAATATAGGCTATACCATTTAATTTATGTGCTGAAGTCCAATTAGGCATAGAAGCAACGAGCATTGGGTCTGCTGTTTGTGTAGCAGCACCATGATGTAGATTCATAACATATCTATATTTAGATGTTGGACTTGAACCAAACTGACCAGCACCCGCATCAATACCAGTGCCATTTTGTGAAACTGTATTTAGTGAATAATTCCCTGAAGATATTTTATCAGTACCAATATAACCACCATCTCTGAATCTAGCAGAATCAGTCAATCTGTTTCCATCTAATTCAATACTCTTACCGATAATTTCGTCAACCTCTCCTACCGCTAAAGCATAAACCACATATAAATCTTTTGAATCATTAGCATTAACATCCATGTAGATAATCTGAGCTCCAACCCTTCTAGTACCATATATGACTGGTATCTTTCCACCAGCAGAGGTTTTATTGGCTAAGATATCCTGACCTTTGGCAAGCATATTTCTAGCTTGTATAAATCCTTTAACTCCAACTACAAGGGTTGCTACATTTACAATAGTAGTTATTGCTTGTAATACCTTACTTCCTTCGTAAACACCTTTAGCCCATTGAAAAAACTGAACAACCTTATCTAACATTATCTACCCCACCTAACATCTTTTTTAACTTGAGTAGCAAATTCCATTCCTTTATCTCCACTACTAAATCCTTGTTGTGATTCATCTGAGTAATGCCTGCCTTTGGTTAAGTTCCAGTTTGCCCAATGCGATGCAACTGTCATATTAAGTGTAGAATTATCAATGCTTTCTGCAATAGCAACATTTCTAATTTGCCCTGTAAAATAATTTATTGCACCTATAATCGTTTCACTAGAATCAAAATAAGCAATATAAATATCTACTGTTTTATTTGTAAAAGAACCATCTTGAACTAAAGACCTAACCTCGTTTGTTATGTTAGAAAAACCTAAATTAATTTCATTTACTTGTAATTGACCTGTTTCAGTTGTTGTATTAACTGATAAAAAAGAACCACCAGCTTCATAGCTATTAGAATCATAAGTTACATTAGAATACCAATCAGTTAATCTGATAGTAGATGATAAATTAAGCTCAACTAGAAAAGCTGTTTTAGTTGCTGTTGATGATACTTGAGTTTGTAAAGCAGATGATAAACTTCTAGGCATTAGGTAATAACCTCTCTAACATCAAATGAAATACTATAAAATCCACTAGCATCTGTTGAATACATAATCTCATTATTTTCAAGATAAACAGTAAAGCTAGGTTTGTTTACAGTAACAGCTTCATTATCTGCTAGAGATGCTACTAGGTTAGGTGATATAAGAACTGTTAATGCTCCACTACCATCAGAATCAATATCTGATTGAACCATATAGACTTTACTATGACTTGCAAATTTAATTATGTCTCCAGCCTTTAAAGCACCTGTTTGACTAGCTGTAAAGCCATCTAAGACTATAGAAGCATCTCCTGATGTATGTGCTCCAACTACTT